CTCATCCAGAAGAGTTTCTGGTGAGATGTTATATTGCATAATGAGGTGAGGGTATAGGGAGTTCAAGTCAAAACTCACCACCCAGTCATATTTTCCAGGAATCGGTTCTTTTACATAAGCACCAGCATACTTAGAATCTTTATCAGAACGTTCTTTTGGAGGAATCACAATGTTCCTCCTTTTCAGGTAATTGTAGATAATGGTATCCCACATACGGACCTGAGAAAATACGTCAGCATAATTTGCTTTCGCATCATACGCCATCGTAATTGCAAGTTCAATCAGTTTCATCTTGTCTTCCAGACGGTCAACAAGTTCTACGTCAACGATGTTATATTCAACAAACTTTTGCCAACCTTTTGTATAGAAGTCCTTAAACGTATCAAACTCAGAGTGATCAAGTTTTTTCTGATTGAGTTCAACGCTTGCAATATAATCCAGACGATAAGATTCCTGTGCTTTATAAGTAAACTTTTTATAAAGATTCAGATAATCTAGTTGTGTAATTCCACCAACATCATAAGAAATATGTTTACGTCCAGCAATGTAAATCTCACTCTCAGTCACCAGACCCCAAGGAGACATACGCTTCATCAATTTTTCACCCAGAACACGATCAAGACGGCGAACAAGATATGGAATATCATACAGTTCACTATTCCATCCAGTTACAACTTCTGGAGTATTTCCTTCTACCATCCACCAGTTAATGAAATCCATTAGGAGATCATATTCTGTAGAAAAAGATTTGTAAATTACGTTCTGCTGCTTATTCTGGAATGGACCAAGACCCCAAGTGCGAATCTGTTTAGAAGAGTAATCTTGAATTGTAATCAAAAGAACTTCTTCAGCAGCAGATTCTACATCGGGAAATCCATTCTCAGATGCAACCTCAATATCCAAAGTTGCAACTTTAATTTTGTTGATATCAAATCTTATTTCATCCTCAGGATACATTTCAGAAATATACTGATAGATGTATCCAGTATTACCATAGATTTTAAAGTTTTCTACACCTTCATATTTTTTAATAAATTCCCTACAATCACGAACAGAACCAGGTTGTATTGGTTCAACATATTCTCCACTAAGAGTTTGATATTTAGTTTTTTTATTGGAAGGAACAAAAAGGGTCGGGTTGAACTTCTCCCGAGTCATAAAGTGTTTACCATCTTCATAACCTCGGACAAGGAAGTGATCCCCGACCATTTGCACGTTTGTGTAGAATCTCATTAGGCAGTTAGTTCAAGATACTTTTCAATAATGTCTTCTTTAGGTGTAACAATAGTCAAAATACTATCCGAATGGATCATCATTTCTCTTTGGTCAGTAACATCTGGCCAAGGAGTTAAGTTTCCATCCCCATCAATTTTATATGGATTAATGAGTTTACAATCTGGTTCACCAAGTTCAGATCCAACTTCAATAATTTCGGTGATGATTACGTTATCAACTTTCAGTAAAAGACACTTGATTGATTTCACCATTTACTTTTTCCTCATACATTTGTTTAATTGTTTCTATTGGTTCCACAATAGTAACCACCCAATCAGGCGGGACTGGGATTTGATCATCGCTAGTCAGAATAATCCAAGGAGATAGTGATACTTCCAAATCTCCCTGTGCATTCTCATTTTCTTCCACTAGCAAAACTGTTTTTCTGGCTTCAACTTTATGAGGTTTAGTGAATAGGTATCCACAGACCTTATCATCAGAAATAAGTTCTTTAGCGTCAGAAATAATTGTCTCGCCCGATTTTAGTAGTGCTAACTTGATTGACATTTTCCCAATTATCCTCTACCCATTATACCAATAAAAAGGGGAGGCGTCAACTGGATTTTGCCAGTTGCCTCCCGCGCCGACGATATTCGGAACTATTTATAAGTAATCTTTGCGAGCATGATGCTCTGGTACTATTTTCCCAAGTACGATCCGTAGAAGTCCGTCTTCAAATGTGACTTCGCGAACTTCTGTGTCGTCGGATAAAGTCCACGCTCGTTTAAAACTTCTGCTAGCCACTCCCTTGTGGATAAACGTCCTATCCGATTCGGTATCTGCTTTTTGTCCCTCGACAAAAAGTTTTCCATACTCTGTGAACACATTTACTTCTCCTTTCTTGAATCCCGCTAATGCTAGTTCCAAATGAGACTCAACATTATTTATTTGAACTAAGTTATATGGAGGATAATTGGTTGTAGTTTCATGAAGATTAAATAAACGATCAAAATATTCGTCCATTCCAATGCTATTGCGCGTAATTCTTTCCATTAAGGCAGGAAGATCCGCAGCAGTATACCTTGTAAGGTTAGTCATTATGGTAGCTCCTTCTTTAAAAGCGAGTTTGTGTTTTGTGGACCCTTACGGCATCCGTATATAATTATAATACTTCTTACAAAAAAGGCGGGTGTAAAACCCGCTCTTTTTTATTCGGCATCCTCTACCTTTTTCTTTTTAGCACCAATATTATACTTGGTTTCCAGAATCCAATCTCCCTTGTCCTTATAGGAAAGAACTTTGATTTGATTCAAAGGAGCAATGTCCTGGATCTTCTTTACATCAACAATCTCAATCAGACCCCAATCAGCAAGAAGTTGGGCAATACGATTGCGACGTTGAACATCATTCACAGTTAGGTTTGCATGTTTGCCGTCAAGGGCAAATAGTTCTTTAAAGTGAACAAGATAATATCTACCTTGCTTATGTAAAATATGGCAAGATTGATAGATTTTCTTTTCCTTTCTTGAAGCAACTCCGATGCGGGTCAAAGTCTCACGAACCTTAAGAAAATCATCAGGTTCATTAAGGATCACTTCCACCATTTGGTCGGGCGTCCACTTCACTTCAGGTTCTTGAACGACACTCATTTTGTTCCTCCAGTTTCAAATTTCGATTTTATAAATGTTAGTTGTTCTTTGGTAAGAATCCTCAAAGCCTGCTTTGCCTTTTCATTACTATATCCATAATAACGTTTGACATAATCAAGATCTTTGATTTTATCTTGTCGGAGCCAGGAAGAAAATCTCTTCTTTTTCCTCAGACTATTTATAAAGAAGTCATATTGCATCTTTTTTGATAGAAAATGATACCGATTCATTTCATTAGCAAACATAATGCAATCAAGATGCCCAGAAAGACAACGATTAATAATATAGGGTGCATATTCCTTCTCAAGTGAAGGATCTTCATCAATCAGATGTTGCTTCGTCTGATTGATCGAGTTTAACCAGTCCTTCAATTCCATAATTAAAAAGCAAGAGTTCTTTACGTTGTTTTTGCTCACGCATATATTCACCCACAGAACGCATCGTGTAAGTCAAATCAAACTCAGCGGCGTTCCAATTTTTAAACCTATCTTTGACTAGTTGATCAGAATTGTAACTAATGAGTTGATCCATATTACAAACGTCGCAATCAGCAGCAAACTTATCGTGATCAAATCCTTTGTGCATTGATCCTTTACGCCCATAGAGATTATCCTTAATATCATAAGGAGGATCGAGATACATAAAAGCACCTTTGTTTCCATCCATCAGATAATCATAGGAGTAATTAGTTATACGCCATTTTTCGATTAGTTTAGAATATTCGGGAAGTTTTTCAATGCCTCTCATGGAGAAGTTATTAATTGATGCCTGTGGAGAAAAAGAAGAGCTTTCGGTAAGACCACTAAAAGAACATTTGTTAACAATATAGAAAGCGACAGCACGATTAAGGTTCGTTTGAGACTCATCATTGATATTCTCCTTTGACTTTGCGAATAATTCTCTTGCTAATTCTGGAGTATTGTGTGCAAGTTTATAATCAACTAACTGATTTTTCAAATCATTTCCAAACATCTGGAGTTGCTGCCAGAAGTTTACTAATGGTTCATATAAATCGTTTACCCAAATATCTAGGCTTGGATATTTCTTAGTAATATAAATTGCAACACTTCCGCCGCCAAGAAATGGTTCACGGAATTCATCATAGTTGCGAAGATCTGGAAAATATGGATCCATTTTGGTGCAAGCGCGGGACTTGCCCCCAGGATACCTTAAACAGGTTTTAAGAGACTTCATAATCAGGTTGGTTATACTTCAAATACTCAAGAAAGGTCATTTTCATTTCTTTATGAGTCATACCACAATGCTTAGCAGCAGCGGGAAGAGTCATCTTTGCACGAAATAATGCTTCGTTTGCCTCTTTCACATTCTCAGGAGTAGTCTTGACTGGTTCTTCTTTTAGAGTCTTATAATCAATTTTGTAAAGGTTCATCGGAATTCACATTCAACCATAAGTTCAGTTAGTGCTGCTAGGAGGTTAATTTCTTGGTCAGCCACGAAACAACATTGGTATTGATACTTAGCAATAACAAGAACGGCAGCAGGAATAGAGGCGGGCACAAGAGAGTCATAACAGGAGTCATAAACCCTGCGAAGTAAGCTAGAAGCATCGTTGTCCAAGTTGGAGACCACCCACTTTCTGACTTCCGTAAAGTTCTTTTCCTTGAGGAATTTGATAAGTTCATTTACAGAGATGTCTGAGAAAGATGCAAGAATGCCCGAGTCAATTTTCCCTCCCGTAGCATACCTTTGACATTCGTTGAGGACCCTACGAAAATCTGGGAAGTGTTTTGATACAAGTTCAACAAGGACTTTTTGATCATATTCAACCCTTTCCTGGTCCAGGATTGATTGAAGTCGCTGAAAGAAACTTCCCGCAAGTTGAACTCTTTGCTTCCCTTTGATGGTGAAGTCAATGACTGCACATCGGGAGTGAAGAGGTTCAATAATTTTGTTCTTATAGTTGCAGGTGAAGATGAATCGGCAGTTGTTATAAAATGCCTCAATATTCGCCCGTAGTAGGAGTTGTACGTCGTTGCCTGTGTTATCTGCCTCATCGATGATGATGACTTTGTGTTTAGAAGATCACGTAAGTGAGACGGTCGAAGCGAAGTTCTTCGCTTGGTTCCGTACAGTATCCAAGAAACGTCCTTCGTCGGATCCGTTGATAACATAATAGTCTGCTCCCAGTTCATTACACAATGCTTTTGCAATGGTAGTTTTACCAATACCAGGAGGTCCAGCAAGAAGAAGATTCGGAATCTCTCCCTTCTCTACAAACTCCTTAAATGTTTTTTTAGTATCATCAG